ACCAGATTAGATCGTCGAGAGATTTGCCTTGTACCACACCAATTGTCTTTGAACCAGCAATGTGTTTCCAATTGTTTAAACGTGCCACAGTGCCTTCAGCATCCTCTAATACATCTGGTATGATGTACCAGGTAGGCTTGAGTTTCTCAATCCAGTAAGCATATTTGTCGCCGTCAAATGCCTCGCCCAGTTCAAAAATGGAATTGTCGAGAATAACCTCACGACCCTTTTTGACTGCTCGTTCAAAGTGATTCCAATACTTTTCGTTTTCTTCAAACAAATGCACTAATGCATAGTCGTAATCAGTTACTTCTTGAACATGATTAAAAATTGACACTGGTGATTCATGTGCTATTTTCATTGCAACCTTTCAATAAACTTTTCATCAACAGAAACCCACATCACAAGGTCATTGTACTTGGTGCGTTTTGCTCTATGTTGGTTGTTGTTAATATACTCAATCATATCTTCTACCTTGTAGCGAAAGATAGATTTTGTTTTAGAATCTACACCGTAGATTTCTTTTGCTGTAGTGGTATAGATCCATCCGGGCTTGTCTTTATTATCATTGGCAAGCTCAACGCAAAGAAATCCTTTATAAAAATTTGTCTTAACATCAACGTCTACACCGTCAATAGTACAATCAATTTTGAGTTTTACTTGACTGTTGTAGTCGTTTTTTTCAACGTGCTCGATACCGTTTTTGTGGCAATACTCTTCTACTATTTTTTCACCTAGGTCGCCTTTTTTGCCATTCTCACCATAACGACCTTCAGAATTTGCATACCAAGTCATATAACCATCCTTATCAATCCAATTGTATCAATTGTAGTCAGTAGCAAATAGTTTGCTAGGAGTCCAAATGATCGTCTTGTCCAAGATGCCCAAGCGTATAAGGCACAACCGGTAATCCACACAGGATAGAGAGCGAGCAGTGGAGGATTAGGTACAGTAAGAGCCATTGTGATAGAGCAACCAATGCTAATAGCCCAGGCAAGCACCTCCACCACAAACCGGGCCTTGTTTGACTTATAATCGTCTCTGATCCAGCTGAAGATATCATTTAGAACATCATTCATTATACACCCAAGCCCTGGCCAGCCAAAAAGTAGTTGGTAACTTTTTTAAGCATGAACGACTTGTTTGTAGTTGCGTTGAGTTCATAAATGAACGTATCTTTTTTACTACGCTTACCGTTTGAAGCTTCAATAAGTTCAATACAAGATTGGCGAAATGTATTCGGTGCTTCAATTGCATATTTTGCAAATAAAGCAACTACTTCTGCCTCTCCCATTCCATCATTTTTAACACGAGGTTTAGATGACTGTTGAGTTTTAAGTTCCATTGTTATCTCCTAAGTTATGACATTATTATTATACGCTAACCCGGTAATTAAAACAACGGAGCATTTTGCTCAGGTATTACAGCTTCTCCCCATACGTCTGCTGTAGGGTTATATTGTCAAAAAACTCTTTTTTCACTGACGCGTCATGGAACTGACCATGTAATACTGTGGTTTGGGTTAATGACGATTGAGCCATGATTCCTCTATTTTCACAACAACCATGTTTAGCTGCAATATAGACCGCTACATCAGGTGATTCAGTTGCATCCATAATGGACTTAGCAATCTGATTGCACAACTCTTCTTGCAAAGTTCCTCTACGAGCGTGCCATTGTGCAATGCGAGTGTACTTGGAAAGACCAATCACTTTGTTACCAGGAATGATACCAATGTACGCAACCCCTCTTACCGGCTGGTGGTGATGGGAGCAGAGAGATTTCAGCTCCGATCGAACCACTAACATGCCAGTATACCTGTCCTCACTGTCATTAGGAAATGCGGTAGAGTCGGGAGCTGGGTCATAGCGACCGGCCATAATTTCATTGAAGTACATTTTTGCCAGTCTCTTGGCTGTACCTTTAGAATTAGGATCAGTTTCACGGTCAATAAGCAAAGTGTCCAGCACCGCTTCAAAAGCTTCAGTAGCTTCAGCAATCAGCTTGTCTTTATAGATTCCATTATCATCCAGATACTCGCTAACGTTGTCACCGGCCCAGAACCTCTTGCCGTCCCTTTTCATTCTTTCACGAATAGATTGTGCTAATGTTTTTTCACTCACCGTATAGTTCCTTTAGTTTTTTCTCGTAGTGTTGAATTTGATCTTTGAGATCTAGTCGTTTCTTTTTTAGCTGTGTCATTTGCACATCATTGAAGTAATGTTTGTAAGCATCATTAATTAATATCTTTACTTCTTCATGTAATTTCTCTAAATGTGCAATGTGATTTTTTAGGCTCTCTTTATGCATAGTAAAGTGAATCCTTTCATTAATGGTGTCTATAGACATTATAGCCCTTCAAATAAATTCTCACCCCATTCACGATGACCTTCTCTATAAGCCATATTTGATTGTGTTTCTCTTACCTCTACTCTAAAGCACCACAGTCGTTCAGCTTCACCAGGACCCCAGTAGTCGGGAATGTAAACACCATTGACGTACTTGTAAAGCTGGTCGGCTAACCCTTCACAACCTAATCTAGGTAGAATGGTAAGCTTGGCCATCTTACGCTTTTCTAACTCCTTATACATGTCCAGTTCAGGATCATCCTCGGCAACCAACAGAGTATGATCAAATTGACTCTCTAGCACCTGCTTAAGCTCTTTCAAACCGCCGTAGTCAGCAGCCCAGTTTCTTGCATCGAGATTGTCGGTGCCAAAGTAAAACTTCATAGAAAAAGAATAGCCGTGAATCAAATTACAATGTGAGTCAGCTTTCCATTGGCGATAGGCACAAGGAAATGCATCATGATACTCTTTTGTACTTACATACTTGTATGTTACGGGTGTGTTACTCATTTTTGCTCCCACCAGAAAGCTACCCAGGGTTTATCTTCATCGTCTCTCTCCCACCCAAAGTAGGTAGGTACGAATCCTCTTTTGTTGTCTTTGTCGTAGACTAGCACGGCCGTATCCATGCCCGGATATGCTTTTGTAATATCATCAAGCGTGGCACCAGTGTCACAGATATCGTCTACCAACAGCACGCGTCTTCCTTTTTCTAGCGCACTCTTCAGTCTAAAGTTTTGCCTATCTTCCACAATACCATCTCTTGTAGACCAGTTAAGTGTGCAGAACTGTGCACCAAGAGCATGTGACATATGGACAGCTGGCACCAAGCCCCCTCTTACGACACCTACTACCATGTCGTAATTGGTACCAGCTTTTTCTATGGAGTAGACAACCTTACTGAAGTCAGTTAAGTAGCTACCAAAATCATAATAAATGGACTGCTTCATGCTGTTAACACTCTCTTCCACTTATCATTTACTTTGAGAAACAGATTACCATCTGGCCCGGCAACCATACCTACTGTTTTGGTGTAGGTTGTTCCCTCTTTAAATGAAGAGCTTGTAATCCCAGTAACAGAGTAGTTCCTATAAGCAGACCCCACTACAGTTCGATCTGGTGGAGGCAGTCGCTCACCGTACATAGACGACAAAGTAAGTGTACTGTTAACGTTATCTTCAATCTGTTTTTCTGCAATTAAATCTAACTGACGTTGTAGCTTGGCTTCTTCGTCTTTAGCATCAATAATTTTATGGGCAGCCACTGCAGCCACAATCGGTGCTACTACAATACCACCTTTAAGAAGCATTCTTCGCTTTTCGTTCATTATGTACCCCACGCATTTTTAAATAAAGGAATTTGCAATCTATCAGAATAGCGCCAACCTTTCTTCATTGCCAGTTCTGCTACCTGTCTGTTGTTGAGGTAGTAGCCCTGTTCAGTACCACCACACGGCATAATGTAGACAGGGCCTTTGAACCCAGCAGCGACATAATCGTTGACTGCTTGTTCGGCCTCTTGTACATCCTCTTCAGTTGCTACAACAAATTTAACGTAGGTGTAGCCAATAGAACTGTATTGTGCAATAATTTCAGGTCTAATTGCTTCTTGTTTTGATTCACCGGAGATGGATAGCTTTGGTGATACAGAGAAAGTTAGTTTATCGTACCCACGTCCATGGGCAGTAAACTCTGTGAATAGATAGTCGGCAAACTCAGGGGTAAGTTCTTGGGAGCCATTTGTTTCGAATGTTAGCTCTTCTAACCCGGCCATACATTCTTGATCAAGAAGATCTGGGTAAGCTCGTTGCCACCCTAGTAGAGGTTCCCCTCCTGTTATAACGAGGTGCTCGTCTCTCCAGGCCTTCCCCGGAAGGAGTTCCACGATCGACTTAGCCAGGTCGGCACATTTAATAACAGGACTAAGATGCTTAAAGCGAGGATCCCAGGAAGCGTAGCTATCACACCCAGTATGAACAAGGGGAAGCTCATTGTACTTCGAATAATTCTCGGGGTTGATTTTAAGGCGTTCTTCACTTAACTCTCCTTTAGGCATTCCAAAGCCCGAACAGGTGAAATTACAGCCATAAGTTCTTAGAAAGACTGAAGGTACGCCCATGTAACGACCTTCACCTTGAATGGAATAGAACAGCTCAGATACTTTAAGTTTTGACATTTTCACTCCTAGTTTTATCGTGGAAGGGCACGCTGAATTATATATCTAACTGAGCCACTCTTTTCACTTGACGCATTAAATTTTTTCTTTGACGCATAGCCCGCTCTAGGTGAATGCGGTTAGCTCTCCTAGTATAATCGATCCCATTAAGATGATCCAGCTCGTGCAGGAAACATCTTGCAGTCATTCCGGTGTAAGTTTCTGTTACTACTTCACCAGTGTACTTTTGATATCGTACTTTAATAGACTTGGGGCGTTTGATTTTCATAAACAAGTATGGAAAAGAAAGACACCCTTCGTCCAGTAGCACTTGTTCAGAGGTTGAGTCAACTAAAATGGGATTAAATACACCAAAGGGGTCAGCCGAATGGAGTACAAAGCACCGATAGGGCAGTCCACATTGATTGGCCGATAATCCTAGTCCTTTATTGTGAACCATTGTCTCAATTAAGTTATTAACAAGTTCACCAGGATTGATTGGGGGTGAATCAAAATTGAATCTAGATATCGGAGTGTAAAGTATTTCACTATCTTCAGGAACTAGATCATATATCATTGTACCATCCTCGAAAAGTTCTTGTGCTTCTCAAATCGAATCACGTGCTCAAATTTATCATACAACTGATCACCCTTATGGCTGATAATGAACGTGTTAGTATCATTGGTCAGCCCTTGAAGTATCTTTAGGAATTCGTCCGTACCAGAATTATCTAGCGAACTATCAAACACTTCATCCATAATAAGAAGGTTAGTAGAGGCAGAGTTTCTCAACTTGGCCACTGCCCTCCATGTAAAGAGTAGCGCTAGGTCAATTCTCATTTTCTCACCCTCGGAGAATGACTCATAACTAAACTCATCTCTAAACCTTGACTTGATCTTCTCTTCAAAGTTTTCATTCAGTTCAAAGTTAACAAAGAAGTCCATAGCGGCCAGATACTTGTTAATGAGCTTATTCATTACCGGTACGTACTGACGAATGATCTTGGTCTTGATACCAGAGTCTTTTAGTAGTACAGAAGCCACATCCAGTACTTGTCTATCTTTGAGTAGTTGCTCTCGTTCGTCTAACAACTTTTTAAGTGCTTCTCTTAACTGTTTTAGTTCCTCTGAACTATCTTCATTTGTAGTAGAGTCGTTTTGTAAGCTTTCAATCTCTACTTTCAAATCACTGATAAACTTTTGCCAGGTGCTAATCTGTACATTGAGGTTAGATACTTGTTGATTTAACTCAGTAATCTTTCCAAGCACCGTAGTTATTTCTTCTATACGGTTATTGAGATCACGAAGCTTTTCTTCAAGTTTGGTCTTCCCTTCTTCGACTTCAGTAATCTGGGTACTGCTTCTCTCCACAATTGTCTGCTTGTGTTCGTGGTGTATTCCCTGGCGGCAAGTTGGACAATCGTCGTGTTCTTGGAAGAAAGCCACCTCAGATTCGAGTTTACGAATCTTTGAATCGAGCTGTGTCGAAAGTATGCCCAGGTCCTTGATTTTTTTCTGTACCTTACTTTGGTCACTAATAGAATTTTCCGCAGCCTCGCGCTGCGCGGAGAGTTCAGCCACTTGCGCGCTGCTATCCTTGATACTTGCTTCATATTCACCTATCTTTGTCTGTTTTTGTTTGATCAGCTCATCGTTGTTAGTCTTTAGTACATCGATGTGCTTTTTAATAAGTTCGATCTTTTCACCGGTGAGTTTTATTTCATACTCAATGTCGTTTATCTTGCCTCTGTTGTTGGCAACTTTGTCTTTAAGAAGAACATTCATTGTAGAGAAGATCTGAATGTCTAACAAGTCTTCAATAATTTCTCTTCTATGGGCGGCCGACAATTGCATGAACGGTACAAATGAGGCACTGCCCAGGATAACAATTTGACTGAACGACTTGTGATTGAGTTTGAGAATGTTTCTCTCAAACATCTCTTGATACTCTTTTGATTCAGCATCCTGGTTGATGAGAGTGCCGTTTTGATAGATTTCAAACAGATTAGGTTTGATACCTCGTTTGATTTTATACATCTTACTACCAATAGAAAACACCAACTCCACCTCCAACCCTTTTTGGTTGATGGTGTTAATGAGCTGGGGCTTGTTGATCTTACGAAAAGGCTTTCCGTAAAGGGCAAACGACAATGCATCAAGAATAGTAGATTTACCAGAGCCATTCTCACCTACAATTAAGGTTGAACGGTTTCTGGTAAAATCTATTTCTGTGTATGCGTTACCGGTTGATAAAAAGTTTTTCCACTTAATACTTTTAAAATTGATCATGCACCAAACCATTCTGGTACGGGTCTGTTTGTCCATTTGGCAAACGAGGCCTTGGCACCGTTATAGTAATTCCTGTACGATTGTATAATATCACTCACTTTGTATTCATCAGGCATGGCCGGAGTAGGACCCGATAGCCAGCCGTTGTTGGGAATGTTGGCTGGTGCCTCATATAGAACATTTAGCAGCCCCTCCCTCTCAACCTTATGAATTTTTCCATAGCGGTGAGTATATTCTTTGCACAGTTCGTAGAGTAACTTCCATAACCACTGATAGTGTTCTTTGCTGGCTCGTACCCAGATAGCTGAGGGATGGTTCTTATGAGTTAGTTTGTAGATAGGTTTGATCACTTGGTCACCATCCAACATATGATGGGCGTTGGATAACAGCTGGGCTGTTTCCAGAATCATTTTAACGACGTGCTTGTCCAGGTGCTGCTGGGCGCACTCCTTAGGGTCATTGCTCAGATAAAAAATGTTCATTCTACAGAAAGTGCCTCAACGTATAATGTTCTAAGAAGTTGATCCAATCGTGGTTTGTCTACATTTAATTCTAACTGATCGACATACTTGTTAAGAATGGTAAGTGTGTCTTCGGCCTCGTTTACAATATCAGCATCGTCCTCTAAATTGAGGTTAAGGTGATCTTCTACTACTTGCATATCAATGACACCGGCCTGTTCTAACTTTTCAATAAACATTTCAAACCACATTGGGTTGGTTTTGTTCTTAATAATAACCTTCACAATACAATCTTTGTACTGAGTAAAGTCATCAACTACTACCTCAGTCATCATCTTGTTAAGGTCATCGTACCAGACCTTCTTAAACATTATATACGGATTTGGAATAAATTCCAACTCTCGTGTATCAGTATCTAGAATGTGAAAGCCTTTCTGATCGTCAAAGTCAGACCAGGTCATTTCGTAAGGTGTGCCAACGTAAGTAATGTTACCTTTAGTCGATCGATGATGGAAGTGACCAGAAATGACCATATCAAACTTCTCAAACACCTTCCTGTTCAGGCCCTCGTCGTTGATTGCACCTTTGTGCATTTCAAAGCCTTGAATTTCAAAGTGACCAATGGCAATCTGTGCTTTGGTATTTTCTAATGCTTTAAGTATGTCTTCCTGGTTCTCTGGACATATCCACGGCACCATAATAACATCCAACCCGTCGAAGTTCCATTCAAATGCCCAGTTCACCGGGCGAATGGTCTCTCCATACTCACCAAGCAATAAGCTAAGGGAATTAATGTCATTGGTGTTCTTATAGTAGGTATCGTGGTTACCAACTAAAGCGTAAGTGACGTACTTGGGGTGTCTGAGTTTATTAAAAAAGTAATCTCTACTCAGATGAAGAGAATGAAAGTTAATGTATTTACGACGATCAAATACATCACCGACTTGGATGATGTTGGTGATGTTATGCTTTTCTAGATATGGAAAAAATATTTCGTCGTAGAATTTTTTAAAGTAGTTGTGAAATATTGGACTATCGCCCCGTGCACCAAAATGAGTATCACCCAGGATTGCTATCTTCATCCAGCCCCTCTTCCATAAATGTTTCTAGACCTTTCTTACGCTTTACTTTTTTCTTGTCTAGATTTTCTTCAAATGATTTAATAAATTCGCTAATGTTCTCGTTGTCTATATCCATGAAGTTAGGGACATAGTCCAACTCATCCATCTCTCCCTGCTCCACCAACGTGTTCATGATGAGAGAGTTTTCAAGAGTCTTGTGCTTGATGTAGAGTTGTTTTTTCTCTTTTTGAATGCGTCTTAAGAATGCAAAGTAGATGATCTGTG